GCGTTCCTTCCATGCCGACATTCCTGAAGGGCGATGCAGCTACGGAGTGGGCGCGGATTGTGGGGGTGATGAAGGCGGAGGGGCGCATCTCCCGGGCGGACCGGGCGACGCTGACGGCGTACTGCCTTTCATGGGCGAGGATGAAGGCAATGATGGTGGGGGTTCACTCGCCGAGGGAGAAGCGGGACGAAGAGAAGCACCTGGCGGCACTGGCGGACAAGCTCGGGCTGAACGTGGTATCCCGACTGCGGTTGCCGGCGGTGAAGAAGTCTGATGCAGACCCCTTCGCTGGTAAGTTCGAGTGACAGTAGCGGTCAAGAACCTTGTTACCGCTTACGCGGAGACGGATGGTCAGAAGGCGGGGCCATACGTTCGCGCTGAGTGCAACCGATACCTCAAGGACTTGGAACGCCAGGGGACACCGGAGTTCCCCTACGTGTTCAGTGAAAGCAAGGCCGAGGACTTCTTCACCTTCGCCCGGAATGTCTACATCGCAGCAGACGTGCCGTTCAAGCTGGCGCCATTCCAAGAGTTCATCGTCGGAAGCGTGTTCGGTTGGGTGGACGAGAAGGGGTTGAGGCGGTTCAGGACGGCCTACATCGAGATCGGGAAGGGGAACGGGAAGACACCGCTGGCTGCGCTGGTCGGTTTGTACGGGTTGACGTGGGATAAGGAGTGGCAGGCGGAGGTCTATTCGGCCGCGGTGACCCGGGACCAGGCCAATATCACCTTCCGGGACGCGAAGAATATGGCCGAATCGTCCCCCATGTTGGCCTCGAGGCTCGACATTCTGGAACACAACATCGGGTTTAGGCAGTCATTCTTCCGCACCGTGTCTTCGGAGGGTCGGTCGCTCGACGGCAAACGGCCCCACATCTCCCTGATAGACGAGGTTCACGAACACCCGAACGACACCGTGGTCCAGAAACAGCGGGCCGGGATGAAGCGCCGGCTGCAGCCCATCGTCTGGGAGTCCACCAACTCAGGGTCCGACCGGAACTCGATCTGCTACGCCCATCACCAGCACTCGGTAGCGGTGGCCGAAGGACTGGTCGAAGATGAGACGTGGTTCAGTTACGTTTGCGCTTTAGATCCCCAGGATGACTGGCGTGATGAGTCGGTGTGGCTGAAGACGAACCCCGGACTGGGGACGATCCTCCCGAAGCAGTACCTCGTGGAGCAGGTGAAGGAGGCGACGAACCTCCCATCGTCCGAGAACCTTGTGAAGCGGTTGAACTTCTGCGTCTGGACGGAGCAGAGTAAGCGATGGTTGCCGATGGAGGCGTGGGATTCCTGCGTCGGGGAGGTGGATATCCCTGAGGGGGAGACGTGCTACATCGGGTTGGACCTCGCATCCAAGACAGACTTCACCGCGGCAGCGTTCTGGTTCCCCCGCATTCAGACGGTGAGGATGATGTTCTGGGTGCCTCAAGAGATGGAGAGCCGCACGGAGCAACAGCGGCAGATGCTCAGGGTGTGGGAGCGGCAAGGGTTCGTCCGGTTCACCGAAGGTAACGTCTGCGACTACGACGAAGTCAGAGAGGACATTCTCGACCTCGCGAGCCAGTACCAGGTCGAGGAAATCGATTACGACAAGTGGAACGCCACCCAGCTCTCTACCCAGTTCTCGAACCTCGGGTTGAAGTGCATCGAGATGCAGCAGGGCGGCGCCGTGATGTCTGACGCCGCGAAGGAGCTGGAGAAGATGGTCGTTGCCGGCACCTTGAAGCACGGCGGCAATCCCGTGCTCAGGTGGATGGCGTCGAACCTCGCCGTCAAGGAGAACCAGGAGGGGAATCTCAAGCTCGACCGCGACAAGTCGGGGGACAAGATCGACGGCGTCGTTGCATTAGTTATGGCGATTGGTCGTGGTATGATGTACGAGGATTCTGGAGGTTGGTTCGTCCGTTGAAACGCGTCAATGCAGCGGTCAACGGACTCATCGGCCTCGGGGTCGCTCTCGCCTTTGCCGTCAGCGCAGGGTTCCTACTTCGAGCCTTTATTTGGAGTGCTGGCATATGACGGTCGTTGACGCTTGGAAGCAGAACCGGGTGAGGCTCGGACGTAACTCAACGGAGTACGTGCCGACGTGGACGACGGGGCAGGAGCAATCGGCTCCTCAAGGGATCAAGACTTACGCCGAAGTCGGCTACCACAAGAACTCCCTCATCTACTCCTGCATCTCTGAGAAGGCCACGAGCTTCGCCCCGCTCCAGGCTCAGGTAGTCCGCGCCAACGGGACCGTGGCCGAGCGTCACAAGATGGTGACTCTGCTGAACGACCCGAACACCCACCAGGACGGGCAGGACTTCGCCGAGTTTATGGCGACGCACTTCGAGGTGGCGGGGAACGTCTACATCAAGAAGATTCAGCAGAGCCGTAACGCTCAGAGACGACAGCAGATGGCGCTCTACCCCGTGCAAGAGCTGGAAATCATCCGGCCCGACTACGTGAGCATCACTCCCGGGCCGAGCAGGGACTCGGATGTGTTCGTGGTGACGGTGGGCGGACAGGTTGTGGAGCGGATTCCCCGGCGGAACATGATCCACATTCACGAGCCGTCGATGATTAACGACTTCTACGGGGATGCGAAGCTCTCCCGGCTGGTCCGTGAAGGGTCGATTGACCTCAACATGTCGGACTTCGAGCTGTCGTTCTTCCGGAATGCCGGCGTCCCGATGGGGCTGCTCAACATCAAGGGCCGCACGACGCAGGAGCAGACAGACGAAATCAAGTCCCGGTTCCGCAACGCGTTCGTTGGCATCCGTAAGTGGTTCGACGTTCTGGTGCTCAACGCAGACGAAACCTCCTACCAGCAGCTCGGCCTCAAGCAGGTGGACATGGAGATGGCGGACACGCGAGCTCAGGCGGAATCGCGCATCTGCTCCGTGTTCGGTGTGCCCGGGAAGATCGTTGGCGCCCTCTATGCCATGGCGGACGGGACGACCTACGAAGACGCCGAGCATGCGTTCTGGGCTGAGACGATGGTGCCCTTCTCGTTGAGGTTCGCCCGAGCATTCCAGAAGTTCCTGCTGCCTGACTTCGCGGTTGGCGCCGATGCCGGCGCGATGGTGACGTATGACTTCCGGACGATCCGGGCGCTACAGGAGGACCGGAGCCGGAAGTTCAGAGAGATCGTGCGGATGGTGAACACGGGCGCGTTCACGGTGAACCAGGCGCTGACGCTGAACGGCCTCCCGGCGATCGCGGGGGCGGACTGGTATCTGAGGAGCGCGAACATGTCAGAGGTGGCGGAGTGGACGGAGGGGGAAAGAGAAGTCTTTACGACTCAGCAGCCTGATACGGGCGCGGTGGCTGAGCCGGACAATCCGCTCGAGGGCGCGGCGATGATCCAGGCGGCGGTGCAGGAGGCCGAGCGGCTGACCATCTGGAGGAACGGTACGCATTGACAGACGTTCGTTGTCCAGCCTGTAAGCGGTACATCTGCTCGATACCCGAGGGGCCGGTGCGGGCGTACTGCCTGAAGTGCGGCATCAAGTTTGAAATGACCGTGCCGAAGGTATTGACAACGGCGCGTTGTTAACCCGATTATTCACCTGACCAATTAGCAATCGGGGCTTTTCGTCCCAATAGAACGTCTCTCAACGGGGCTAACCGTGAGAGGCGTTCTCTTTGACTTTCTCTGAGCGGATACGTACCAGCCGCAACCGAGCCGATGTCATCGGCGGCGACCGAGCATGGTTCAAGTTCGAGAACAAGGGCGATTCCACCGACATCCAGCTCTACAACGAGATTGGATTCTTCGGCGTCACGGCTCAGGAGTTCGTCGCCGAGCTCCGCAACGTCTCCACCCGGTCCATTGACCTCCACGTGAACTCCCCTGGCGGGGATGTCTTCGACGGCATCGCCATACACAACGCCCTCAAGCAGCACCCCGCAAAGGTCAACGTCATCGTGGACGGGATCGCGGCCTCGATTGCCTCGGTGATCGCGATGGCTGGCGACTCGATCAGGATGGCCGGCGGCTCGCTGATGATGATTCACGAGCCGTTCGCGATGGTGATTGGTGACGCCACCGACATGCGGAAGTCGGCTGAGGCGCTCGACGTCATGGGGGACTCGATCGCGGGCATCTACGCGCAGCGAGCGGGTGGGGAAGTGGAAGCGTGGCGCGCGGTGATGCGCGAGGAGACCTGGTACTCGGCGGAGGCAGCGATGAAAGCGGGCCTTGCCGATGAAGTCTTCGACTCCCTCCCGGCAAAGAACACCTTCGACCTGTCGATATTCCGTAACGCCCCCAAGCCCGTGGTCCCTGACCCGGAACCCGTGCCGGTCCCTGACTGGCGTCGCTCGGCGCAGCTCCAAGTGGCTGCGGCTCTACTGGAGGTTTAACCCAATGGCATCAGTCACAGAGCTGCGAAACGAGGCTGCCCAGGCGCTCGAAGCGGCGAAGAGAATCGCCACGGACGGCGGGGAAGATGCGGCTTATCAGGCCGCATACGCCACGTTCGAGGTAAAGCACAAGGCGTGGAAGAACGCCGAACAGGTCCAGAACATGGAGGCGTCGTTCGCGCTCAAGCCGAACGAAATCCCCACGTCTGAGGTTCACCGGAACGCGCAGGACGCCATCGTGCCGGTGACCGCAGAGCAGGCTAACGCCCAGCCGCGAGAGCACATCGAGATCGCGAAGGGCACCTACGTCCCTTACGCGACCGATAAGAGCGAAGGCTGGATGAAGGGTCGCGCTGTAGCAGTGCAGCACCCGGACATTCTGGCGCGCCTCTCGCCGGAACTCCGCGAAGTGAAGGCTCAGCAGGAAGACGCATTTACCTACTACTTCCGAAACGGCGAAGCGGCCATGCGGAAGAATCGCCCCGACCTGCTCGCTCCCCTTCGTGCGTTGAACGCTCTGCAAGAAGACACGGACAGCGAAGGTGGTTACCTCGTACCCACCGACCAGCGGTTTGAAGTCATCCGCAACCCTGGCGCTCGTGGTGGCACGATTCGCCCGCTCTCGACGGTGTTCAACACTACGCGAGACGGTGGCACCTTCCCGACGGCGACCTCGGTGACGTGGGCAGGAATCGCGGAAGAGTTTGCTCACACCGACTCCGACCCGGCCTTCGACTCGGTCCCGTTCACGATTCGCAAGAACGGCGCGAACAACCGGCTCTCGATGGAACTCCTGCAGGACTCGGCGGTCAACATCCCGTCGCTCCTGGGGACGCTCTACGGAGAAGCCTCGGGCCGCTACGAAGACACCCAGGCAATCGAAGGTGACGGCACCACGGAACCGCTGGGCCTTCGCGTTACGGGCACCCCGCAGGGAGCCATCTCGGACATCACTGACGTATGGGCCGACCCGCCCACGGCGCTCGAAGTCGTCAAGGCGTACTTCGAGCTTCCCGCTCAATGGCGCAGCAATGCCACCTGGCACATGACCTCTTCGATCATGTCGAAGATCGTCACCATCGGGTCGGCAGCGGCAGGCATCCACTTCACCGAGATCATCTCTGGTGGCCCCGGCCTCACGCTTCTCGGTCGCCCGGTCGTGCTGTTCGACGGCACCGGCTGGGACGACGCGGCAACGCTTTCCTCGGGTGAGGAAGTCGGAGCCTTCGGAGACTTCTCCCAGTACTACTTCGTGGACCGCATGGGGATGAGCGTCTCCCGTGACGACTCTGTCTACTTCGCGACCGACCAGATCGCGTTCAAGGCCCGTCGCCGGTACGACTCGTTCTTTGCCCTCGCGGACGCTTTCCGAATCCTCAAGGGTTAATCCGCTGGGGGGAGGGGAACCTCCCCCTCCATAAACACAAGGAGTTCCCATCAATGGCAGGCAGGATGTCTCCCCTTCATAGCCCCGCTGGTGGCCTGACCGCCGGCAGTTCTGTCGTTCCCGCTTCCCGTAACGGTGGCTCCTCAAACGCCGACGTAAACGGGACAGCAATCGACCTTCGCGGTAAGCGCGGCGTCCATTTCACCGTCCACCTCGGAGCGGTGACAGGCGCGGCAGCAATCGCCGCTCGTCTTCAGACTGGCGACGCTCCTGCTGACCCGGCCAACTCGAACTTCACGAACGTGAACTACACGCTCTATTCGAACGCACGAGTCGCCAACCAGAACACGGCGTCGTCTGTCTATGAGATGGACTACCAGCCGTCTGCTGGCGGGTCTTCGGTCGTGCGAGCGGTGCTCACGCCGGAAGCCAACATCAGCCTCGCGTCAATCAGCCACATCATCTACTAGCGATGATTGTCGAAGCCGTCACTCAATGCGATGCGAATTCCGGGGGGCAGCGAAAAGCGCTGTTCCCCGGCCAGCGTTACGACCTGGATGAAGACGCTGTGACAGACCTGTTGGCACAAGGGAAAGTTCGAATCTTCGGCGGGGCACCGGGAGTCTTCGAAACAGAATCCACCGCCCCTGTCGAAGTCAAGGTAGTTAGTCGCCCCCGGGCAACAAGGCGCAAGTCATGACGGTCTTCGTTGGGCCGTCAATCTGGCGACAGATACAAGTCAGAACCGCGACATCCCTGATGGCATCGATGTCCAGCAATCCCACAGACGAACGAGTCATCTTCGCCCCGCTCTGGAACGATGCGCTGATTGGGCGAAGCCGCTCGATCATGTGCACCGAGTTTCTGCAAACCGATGCGGACGTAATGGTGATCATCGATGACGACATCGTATGGGAGGCTGAGGACTTCTGGAAGATCGTGGAGGGTTGCCGGGAGACGCGCAGCATCTACGGCGCTGCGTATGTGACGCGCTCCACGGAGCCTCACATCTCCAGCAGGCACTTCCCCGGCTCCGAGATCATCTTCCAGCAGACGCCGAACCGCAGGCCGATTGAGTACCAGTACCTGGCGACGGGGTTCATGGCGATCCACCGCGACGTGTTCGAGAAGATGCTCGCGAC